CAAACGCCCGCAATGATCCAAACGTCTTGTAGCCCTGAGCCATTCGTCTAACGATTTCACCGTGATTGAAGATCACAGTTTGATACATGACAGAGATCCACGTCTTGACCGCTGCCGATACTCTCGTGGCTGGCTTCATGCCCTTGCCGTGAGCGTAAAGGAAAATATCGTTGTCTCCCTTTGGCATTCGCCTGACCAGTTCGGCAAACGTGGGATTCTCTCCCTCTTTTGTGTTCGGGACGGAAAAGACTTCGAATCTGTCCGACAGTCTCGCAATCACCTCGGACGTTGGCGATGTTCCGCAATCGTTGCACTCTGCAATGCCTACCATGCACCGGCCTGTGATCTGGCTGGCGAGTTTGTTCCACTCATCAACGTGAGCTTCCCAGCAGCCTGCGATCGGCCAGAGATGTACTCCAAAATGAAACACTGGCTCCGACGTGAATGGATCGCGTGCTGGCTTTGGTGCTGCCAGCATCTGGTTGTAAAGTTGCTGATTGCTTTTGCGGGTTGATGCTGTCCGTCGTACCGGCTTAGGCGTTTTGCATGTTGTCGTGGCTGACGCTAAAGCAGTCGAGACGATTTCCGCGATCCGTTTTCGCTGATTCTCTTTGTTTCCGTGTGCCGATCGCCAGTGTGGAGGCCATGAGATTTCAGCATATAGTTTTTGCACGATTGCCGCATGATCATGTGCGGCCATGCTGTTCAGTGACAGAAGATAAGTTTTGCAAGTGCCACATGAGACCGGCTGGCCAGTGTCTGCCTGAATTGCTGCCATCAGTAACGTGCCGACGTTTGAGCAGTCACACCGTCCACGCCTTGACGTGCTGCAAGATCGACGCTGCGGGGCTTTGCTTGCTCGTAGGGCTGCTTCATTCGATGCCTGCTCATTAGCCCGAATCAAACGTGCAGCCTTTTGCCCAAATGGCGTTCCGGCTTCGATTTCAGAAACCCACGACGCTGGAACCTTCACGTTGACGCTCCAATTGTTGCAACCGGTCCCGAAACAATTCGACTTCTGCCTGATTCGATTCGCTCACGTTTTGTCTGTGCAGTTGTTCGATATTGGCAATAACAGAAGCCTTCATGCTTGCCACGAGGATCGATATGCACGGAATGAGCACGAACACAATGAGCAATTCTTTCACGGATCACCTCACGGATTTTCATAAACAAGTGCGTCCCAAACTATTTCACCGAATACCTCATCAATGCCAAGTAACGGAATTACGCAAATCCAATCCGAACAATTCCACGTCGATAGAGTTCCAGTGAAGTAAATAGGATCACACGACACATTCAACATTGTAGCCGTTGGCGTGGTGTCCAATCCGATATTACACCGCTGATTTGCGTCGCCCGTGTTGTCGTCGAACACTGACAATCGCCAGACAAAACCATCTTCTATCGTTTCCGTACATGCCAACTCCGCCGTGTAGTTGAACGTACGAGTTACCCCGCCGCACCATCCAGAGCACGAACCAGACAAGTCGCCCAAATATGTTCGTGTCGGCGTCAAAAACAACTCACCTGACACATTAACGCATGTCGTCGCAGATCCGCTGATTGGATCTGGCTTCGCCAATGTCATAGTAAGCTCACAGGTAAGCGACAAAGGAAGCGGATTGTCGCATTCCTCATAATTCATAGGATTGCATCGATCTGGACAACACGCAGTGCTCACTGCTGAGCAACTGCACTGCTTGCACACCACGCTAATGACCGTGCCGTCGTACAATGTCACGCTTGCCGACATATCAGCACAACCAGTGACGAAGACTGGATCTTGTTCCTCGCCGTTAGCGGTCAGCGTTATTATGCACTCGCCCGTATACTCATCGCGACCCAGAGCAATCGACAGGTCATAGTATCCCAAAGTGCCTTCCCATACCGGAGCGTCACACGGATAACATGCCGTGCAGAGTTCTCCACGGATGACATTCCCGTCAGGTTCTACAATCGTCACGCAAAGACAATCACACGAGCAGCGACAATCACCGCAAAAGAAGTCTCGACATCCCGTGTCAGGATCAACGATCAGTGCCAGTTCTCGCGGGTCAAATTTGGACCAGCGTAAAGTGCCTTCGAGGTATGCCGTCGACACATGAACGTCGCCGGATGGATTGCGGCACGATGCCCCCTCGTAACAAGTCGCACGGTATACTTCCTCGTCATCGAGTGTGACGATGTACTCGCATTCGCCAAACTGAGGTATTGGGGACCGAACCATCACAACCCGAAAGCCGATGTCGTTTCGTTTCGTTGTTTCGGCAATCAGTGTGCGGTTTGCTGATCTGCATTCCGCAGCCGTAGAATTCCAGCCACCACCGCGAATCACCTGCTCTCCTGCACTGCCATCCATTCGGGAGTTCTGTGCCCACTCCCAGACGTTGCCATGAGAGTCGACAAGCCCTTTAGCATTGGCTGGCTTGCCTCCCACGTCATGCGTTTCAGCCCCGCTGTTCGTTGTAAACCATCCGTTGTCTGGAAGATCCGCAGCATTGGCCCCGAAGTTGTAGGCTGTCGTGGTCCCCGCTCGGCAGGCAAATTCCCATTCAGCCTCGGTCGGCAGCCGGTAGGATCTGCCCATTGCAATTTCGGCCGGCAGTGCGGACAACGCCGCGCAAAATGCCAGAGCATCCGCGTAAGACACTTTTTCAACTGGCCTGCCGCTGCCGCTAAAATGACTCGGACTCAATCCTCGCACAGTTAGGTACTGCGATTGCGTGACCTCAGTTGTACCGATCACGAATTCATCGACACTTGTTGAGACCTCGGTTTCGTCGGCATCTCGCCCGGTTTCCGATCCGGGGCTGCCCATCGTGTATGTGCCCGCTTCGATCAGGGCAAACGGCATTCCGATCGAATTGCTACTGACTGGCGGAGTGATGTCTGGGAGGATTTCACGTTCCCAATACGAAACGAACGCATGTCCGCCAACTGTGCCTGTCCATGATGATCCAGCGAATTCTGCCGAACCGTAAGCGATGCCGTCGTCGTAGGTTTCCCATTCAAGACAGAGCTTGCAGGGAATAACTCCGCAGCAACCGTCGGCAGGAGCGTTGTCGCACGTCTCGACAGTTTGTTCTGCACATGGTTTCAAATGTGTTGGCGATGCTTTGCGAAGATATCGCGGAGGCATTATGCGCACTCCGGCTGGGCGCAAAGATCGTCAATGATCCACTTCGGAGTACATGTGCCGGTCAGCGGGTACATGTACGTGGCTCGGCCTGTCGTGCCGACCAAATCACCCGGAGTCAGTCCGTATAGGTAATTGCAGATGTCGTACACATTGTACGTGCCTTCGTAGTTAGCTCCCGGTGGTGTCCCTGTGCAGCTTAGATTGTACCAAGTTGCCGTTGCGACTAGCGTCGTTTCGGAAACGTAGTCGGTATCGGGGCAAAGAACATCTTCGATCGTGAACCATATCGTGTGACCGCCGCCTGAACCGCCACCAGCAAATGCCCCGATAATCGCGGCAGTGGTTGACTCTGGCGTGATTGCATAATCACCATAAACAACAAACGGCCCTGCCCCCTCTTCGACTTCCCACGAGGATACAATCGGCAAATACTGCGCCCCAGCTTCACTCGGTGGACTTCCAAGCATCACGACAACGCCGAAGCGATACGCCCATCCAGCCGCATCAACTGCGATCTCATAGGGAGAATTGAATAAATAAACACCATCGGTTGTCGTTGGCTTCGTGACATTAACAACAGTTCGTTCGCCGTAGACTGCAGTCCCCGTGATCTGCATACAAGCAAAGGCAGGGATAGCTTCTGCAGTGGTATTCTTTACAAAAACGCGATGCGGTGACGGCTCGTCAAGCGGTCTGCGCTGCGGGTAGTTCTTCGTCAATTGCGATTGCAATTGCTGGCGGGAAAGATAATCCTGCCAAACCAGTCGCATTTGCTCCGGAGATAAAACGCCGATCGCGTCCATGACTAACCTTTGATGTCACAGAGTAAGTCGATCCCCGCGATCGTTGGCTTGACCACTGTTCCGGTCGCGGCGTCGTTACACGCAATTGTCAGACGTACGTCTAGGACATCACCAGCGGTCAGGCCGGAAGGCGTAATCGTGAAAGACTTGGCAGCAAACACGAGCGAGTTGATAGTCGTGGCAGACGTTGTACAGAGGTCCGAGCCGATGCCAGTAATCTTGTCAATCTTGTAGCACTCAACATCGACAGTACAGGAAACTGAAGCAACTGTCGTCACCATGCCTGCAGACAATGACAGCGTGACGGTTTCGCCTGCTTCATAGCACTCTGGAAGCTCAACCATAAAGCGAGCGTAGCGGCTTGTGGCTCCCAATGCTTTACAGTCGCCCGCCGTTACCACCGGAGCTGTCGTGCCGAATGTCGTGCCAATCAATGCGAGATCGTCGGCTGCAGCAGTGCCGGGCAAGTTAGTGTGAATTGCATCCCATACCCGCAGGTCCATCATGTTGACGGGAAAGATTGCCAGTGCATCCTGCTTGAGAATCGACGCTCGCGTTTGAGCAGAGACTCCGGTTTCTTTAATCGCCAGCGTTCCGGAAATCCGCACGTCGTCAAATTGCGATGCCATGTTTTCAATTCCTTAATGTTTTATGTTAGCCCAAGGGCTGAGTAAGGCAGAGTGCCGTAAAGTTGCGTGTAATTGAACAGCGCGGCAGACGGATTAAGTTCTTGCGTGCCGTTCGCTTTCAGCAGGACCGGCTTTGTGACTTCCTGCCCCAACTGGTCTCTTGCTCGCACAGGTATCACAGTCGAGGCTGGCGTGGCGGATGCGTTGACGTAAAGCCCTTCGTGCCGCCATCGCTTGTACCACGCCTGAGCGTCTGTCGCGCCCATGTATGGAATCCGAAACTGAATGCGTGCGGTCACGTCCCATTGTTCCAGCGGCTGACCAAACTTGAATTGATTCTTTGCAGAGTATCCAACTAGCCGAGCCGTGCCTGGTGGCCAGCCAAGAAACGTGTCGGAGTTTGTCGCGTGTCGATACTGCCCTGCAATGTAGGCATCGAACAGAAAGAACTTCCTCCGAATAATGCACACTGAATCCGACAGATCGTAAGTCAGCCCTTCGACCTGCTCATAGTTTGCGGTCGTGATTGCTCGCCCGTTGTAGTCCCTATCGATCGGCTCTGATGATGTCGTGTCGCTCCATTCTACATCTACGTTTCCGTCAAATCTCTGGCCTTCATAGGAAACCGTCACCATCCAAAAAATTGGCCCCATAGGCTCCGCCGTCTTGGTAATGACGAACGAATCGGCCCCGGAACGATGCCTAGCCCCATAGGCCGGAATTCCAGTTGCGGCCAACACATCCTCGGCACTATCGCCCGATTCCGCAAGAACCTGATATCCTTCAGTGTGCGAGAACTTCGTGGCAAAACTGTCGTACTTTTCGGAAGTGCCTGAGCCGCCTTCCTTGCTCCACATTTGCGTCACGTTGATGGCTGCCATTACGCAATCGCCTCCATCTGCAACTTATTAGCGGTATTGACTGCAACCGCTTGCAGTGCTCGATTTTGATCATCATCGAGACGCACAAGGATTCTGGCTCGCGGCGGCTTCGGCGGCGGTGGATCTTTTAGCAGCCGAATGATTTCCTGCATTTGATCGGGAAGTCTTGTTCCCGGTCCTCGTGTCAGCAATCGCCCCTCGGTCGCTGGAATTCCCCCCATGATTACAGACGGCCGCATCTTCAGATCTATGCTGCTTGCCGCGTTCTTGACCTCACTGGAAAGCGTCGACCCGACGCCCAACATTCTTTCTTGCATCTTGCTGGAAAACTCTTCTCCGAGCCTACCGCCAACAGCACCAATCTTTTCGGCAAGATCCTTTTCACGTTCCGTTAACTGGCGGGCCGCGATCTCCGGCAGCGATGTCAGTTGCGATTTAAAACCATCAAGCAGGCTAATACTAGCCGCTTCTCCCAGTCCTGCCATTAGCCCTTCAATTCCGCCTTCACCGCCTGACGCAATAAACGCGAAAATCTGATAGACCGCCTCACCGATGATTCGCCCAGCGTTTGTGATTATCGTGATCACGCCATTAAATGCGTCTTGGATCAGGTTGATAAAGTTTTCACCAAACCACATGACATACGCAGGAATTGTTTCCGTTAGCGTGTGCATGATTGTTTCGGAAATCGTTATCATGGCCAGTTCAGCCGCTGCCTTTGCGATCTCCCAAACGCTGCCAAGATTTGTGACGACTACCTCCAGAAACGTGAACGCACCGATCACAATATTGATAGCCTGAATGACCTTTTCTTTGACGTAATCCATAATTGGCCCGATGTTTTCAAGCACCTGTGTCGCATATTCGACAGCGGGCACAAGCAACGCATCAAAGGACGTCGCCAACTGTTGTAGCCCTGCATTGATCAACACGCGAATCGGGGCAATGATTTTGCCGATCGATTCCATCAGCGATGACATTGCGGAGTCAGCACGACGCCCAGAACCAGCCACAGTCGTCATGTCGGTCGCTTGTGCCGCCAGTCCCTGATTGGCAATCGCCATCACGGCGGCGAGCTTCTCTTGATTCGTCCGCATGTACATAATCTGCGGATTGACGGCCACGAATGCGTCAAAGTTGCCTTCAAGGGCCGCTTTTAGATCGCCCATTGATGCCGCTGCATCTTTGCCCATCGCGTTACCGAGGCCGATAGCGGCCTTGGCAGCGTCGTCCATCTTGCCCGTGGCAAAACCCATTCCGGATGCCTGCTGCATCAATGCGAGGGCTGCATTGTCAGAAACGCCCGTCATCTTCTCAATTGACTTGGCGACGTCCTGCATTTGCGACGATGCGGCCGATGCTCCGCGAATCTGTAACGCTGAGTTTAGCCTGCGAACAGATTCTGTCTGTGCGTCAAAAGCCGCATTGATGCGATTGATTCCGCCTAGTGCCGCCATCGCGGTCTTGACTGCTGCGTAGACTGCCGTGAGTGTTCCCGTAATAGCCGCCAGTCGTTGCGTAGACTTGCTGACCGACTCCGTCTTTTGCTCAAGACGCTGAAGCGATTTTTCCACAGCGGACATCGCAGGCTTTGCCTGGTCTTTTCCGCCGATGACAAAATCAATGCCGTTGCTCACAGGTTCCGCCTTTTATCTCGTTCGCTTTCAATCCGATGCTCTTCACTTCGCAGAATGCTTCTCAGTTCAAACCACCACGCTGACTGATCAAGGATTCCACCGATGACGGGCAAATGATGTTCGCTCGCAGTTATAATTTGAATATCACTGTTCAATTCTGGCCCAATAAACCTCATTGGGCATTTAGTGACTTCGAACCACCCATCTCGGCAATGTTCACATCCATCTCCGCTGCATTCCGGACACTCAATCTCCGCTGGCTGTTCCGGTGTTACAATGTCGCGACAACGCCCAACGCAGGACTTGCAAAGCTCACCGCATCGCACGAGGGCTGCAACTCGGATTTTTTTTTATCTTCTGGAGTCGCTGACGTTGATGCCGCTAAGAACGTGAATACTTCAACCAACTCATCCAGCGTCAATACATCGCCAATTGCCTCACGACTAAAATCAACGGGAATGTTTTCCCATCCGGTCAGGCACATGGCCGCCGCATCAAGCAGTGCGTCCATACTGGCTGCGATGTCGCCACCGCCCAGACCTTGCAGCAATGCAACCAATCGCCGCTGCTGATTCAGCGTGGGCGTTTTCGCAAAGATCCTTGGCTGCGGAGTCTTGTCGACGTCGCACGCCAAAACCATTGTCAGCTTAGATGAAGGATCGAGACTTCGAGGCATAAACCAATCAATCAAAAGCAATTGTGAGTTCGGTATCAACAGCACTTCCGGCCGTACAAAGCCACGTCAGGTCGTCTGTCATGATATCATTTCGGCCGCCCTGTTGTTTATTCTCCAATTGAGCTTTAGGGGCTGCAATTGTGATCGATGACGCGACGGCTCCAACTCGGAACGAGAACGCCTGCGGGGAACTTGTTAGCCAAAGAGCGTCACGGTCCTGCGTTGCGACGAGCAGCGATTCTGGATCAGCCGTGATTACCGGGGCGCGATTTGTGACAATCGCGGAAATGTATCCACTGCGATCAGTCGCATTGACGCATTCACGCATCACAACAGAGTTGCCCGCGTCAACTTCGACTGAGCTTGTGCAGAGTGCAACCGAGTTCCATGTCAACGCACCGGCCGCAACTCTCAACGGAAGGACAGTCGGGTACGTCGGAGCGATCAGTGCTGTGTCGGTTTCGTTGCTGGAGTACTTGCCCGTGAAAGTGAATTCGATGAATCCAGTCTTGCCGGTTTCTAGCATGAACTTGAACGTGCCCATTGCTCCAGAAAGCAGCGACCGCTTGCCGTCTTTGTAGTGGCCGATCGTCAGCGTCTTGACACCTCCAGCTTGCCCCGGACCTTGCGTGACTGGCGAGAATGTTCCGGAGGTGTCGACCCATCCGCAGGCAGGAAGCAACACGGCCGCCCAGTTTGGAATATTTGTTCCGTCATAGGTCAAAGCGTGTTTGATAACGCATGTCCCTTGCATTCCTTCCGGAATGCCCGGCAGGTAATTGAAGCCACCCTGACCTTCGCGTCGCGTGATTGCAACGTTCGGCTGAATGCTAAATTCCTCGGCGTTGTAGACCGCTTCGGCAGTCGTCAGCGATTCCGCCGTTCCAACCGTCGTTTCGACCTTGGCTGCAAATACTGCTCTGCGACGAAGTAAACCAGACATGTTTTATCCTATCGTTTGACAAGCCCATTGGCTCGAAGAATGTTAAGGTTGATTCGTCGTTCCATCTGCTTTCGCAGCTCGTCGTTGATTCGTTTAATTTGCGGCTTGCCGAAATTGCGTTTTAGGTATGCACCCCAGACAGAAACGCCGAGCACATAAAAAATTGGCGTTTTTGCTTTTCCTGTTCGTTGCAAAACCAAGCCCTTCCAGCTTGGCTTGATTTGGCCTGGTCGTGGCCCTTGAAACGCACTGTTGATGCGTTGCCGCCCACCCTGTTTGTCGATCTTGTACGAAACGCCTCGCTGGTCCTGACGTGCTCCAAAATGCTGTAATCCGAGGCGAGGCGTTTTCTGAATTCGAACTGTGTTTCGTGGGTTTTCGGCTGTCGCTTTTGAAAGGACTTTTGTGGATTCTTCTGATTTCGTTTTCTTGATGGCGATGACGCTTCGAACGTCTCGCCCAATGTCCAGTTTTGTTTTCTTCGCAGTCGAATTAATGGCTGCTGCCAGTTCTCGCCCAAATTTTGCTTTTGCTTTGCCGACTGACTCACGCAAACGCTTTAGCTGCTTGACGTCTATTTCAATGGCTATCATGCTCGCACCGTGTATAAATCGCCCTCACTGACTCGAAACATTACCGTCAATGGAATGGCGATTCCGTCGTACCCTCCGTCTGATGTTGCCGTCTGCTGTGCTCCAAGATCCGCATTGATTGCCAGATCTCCGAACATGTGCCACGTTGCCGGATCGTTCACAATTGCCTTGTGAATCTCCGACTCCATAACATCCTCATACACCTCAACTGGCGTCGTGTCCTTTTCGCTTGGAGCGATGTGAACACGAATCAGAAACGTCTGCTGATACCCGACTGCCGGTGGATTTCCCGGACAATCGATTTCCGTCAGTCGCGAAACTTCCCCACGAGTCAAAACGATTAGTCCGTGTTGCGGGGTGTATGTCGCCAGCTTTGTCGGCCTGACGACATCCGTGAACGCATACGCCCCAGCACTGCCGGAAACCAACGCCTGCAGCCGCGCAAAAATCTCATCCGAAATTCGTGAGACAACAGGCGTTTGAAACGTTACCGACATATTAAGACCAGCATTCCGGAATCATGCTCAGACAATAACTGCACTGACCGCTTCGTCGGTGTTTCTCCGACTCGCACGGCCAGTTTGATCATGTCGCCACCCGTGTTGAGTTCTTCGCTGCTGATTCCAGTCGCGGAATTGTTTGCAACTCTGACCTCAAACTCTGGCACGATCTGTTCATCCGGCCCAAACGTTGACACCTGATTGCGAATCACGATGGCCTTGATTGTTCTTGGCGTCGCTGGCGTCCCGAACCGATGCGGGTGGTACGTGACTGCTTCAGCGAAATGATCGCTGTTGAGAAACACACCCACCGCATCGGTCACGATCCGTTCCGCCAGGCTCATGTTCGTTTAGCCACGATTTTGACATAGTCAACAGTCACTGCGTCAGTGTTGGCTGACGACGTCTTCTGAATCTGGATGAACGGCTGAAGCCCGCTCGTGTATCCAGCCATTGTGAAGGTCGTTGACCGAGCAACTCGATTGCCATCAATGTAAAACTTAATGTCGGACTTGTTGCTGAAGTCGATCACAAATCGCTTAAACGTTGTGGCCAGTGACGTAGCGGAAGACACCGGAGCCGTGTCTGTAACGTTGTCGTCAGTTTCAACCGTGACATCAGTCGTGCTGGTGGCTCCGACCATCTGAAACAATGCTAGGGCCGTCATTGACGCAGGGGTGTCGTTTCGAGCCGACGCCATGCCCCAACTGATCGTTGTTCCTGTCGTACAACCAGTCACTTTGACGCGAAACTCTGCCGACAGGAGATCATCAATGTCGAAGCTCAGGGCATCGCCGTGGTGCAAGCTAACATTTTGCACTTCCGACGTAGAAGTGAGCGTCAACACTGCGGATGATGCGTTACGAACATATGTCGGCGTTCCTGCGGCTGAAGTATCAGCCACCAACCACGGTGTGGCTGGATCTGCTGATGTTGGAAATGTGGCTGACGTCCCGAAGAAGTCGTCAACGTATTCCTGAAAGTCCTGAATACCTGCCATCTCAATTACCTTTCAAAACGGATCATCGCATTCCGCTACCGTTGGAAATGCTCAAAGGACGGCGGACCACGCGGCCCGCCGTGTTTCATCAGTCAGGCAATTACGCCCCGTTGTGCTTGTACAGGCCACGGAAGTCGATTGGAGCGACTCCAAATGTCTGACGCACCTTATACTTGTAAACGTCCTTGTCAAAGTCCCATTCGTTTTCAAGCACTGGAGACTGCTCGCCTTCGAGGAAAGTTACTTCGACAGTGTCGACCTGACTGTTGCTGGCAGCCAAGTACCACGCTGTGGAACTGTTGGCATCCAACAGCGGCTCGACGATGACCTTCAATGGTCGATCGCCGTTTGGTCCGTAGATGTTTTTCGTGTTGCTGTTACCAGCAGCAGAGCCACCGACGGAAGGATCTGCAATAGACCCGAGCAACTGCAGGGCGGTCGCAGAGATTGCCGCAGGAACAATCAAGAATGACGGCTGAATGTTTAGGATCACATCCGACCGCAGGCCCTTCTTGGTCATCATGGAAATGAATGCCGTGTTGAGCGTCGTCACCGATGGAGCAC